CTGTTAAATACAAACGTCTTGTCCTCTTGCCAGCCACAGTTACTTGGTATTTTCAATGCCCTTTTGTTGGCACTAACAAATTCTACACACCCACGCACATACTCAAATAGGTTTTTGTCGTTGCCTGAACCGTAGGCTGCAATGATGTTTTGGTTGGCTAATGCTTTAACTGTTTCGTCTTTACTTACTATAGACTTCTGTGGAATCAAAATATCAATAACCCCATCAGGACGAAACGCCAACATATGTACCATGTGGTCGCCATTGCTATTAAGGATGTCTACTGCAAACAAGTCATAGGGAAGCACCATAATCTGCTTACGTGTTTTACCTTTGCCATCTTCGTCATCTAAAAGCCTGTCCATAAATACGCCACCATTAGAGCCGTAGCTAAAGCCTTTGGGTGGAATTGGGCGTGTTACAGTAATCTGTTGTGGGTCGCAATCCTCGTCTGACTTCTTCTCGACTACTATTTCCTTAGCCTCATTAGCAGTTTTGATTTCCCGCCCTAAAGCTAAGGGGTTAGTTATCTTGCCAAAATGGGGGCATTTTTCACAAATTCCGGGGTTTGCTTCGTCTAGCTTAAGGCAACCATAAGGCCCTTTAATCTCGTTCCATTTAGTGTTATGGCGGTCAATATCGTATGGGTGTAGGGCTGATAGGGCTAAACCTTCTTCTACCCCGTCCTCGCACGATTTAGCTAGGCTGAGGATGCCACGCCACAAAGGCTCCATGCCGTCATCAGTTGCGTTATCTTTGTAGTAATGGATCTGCCCACAAGTTGTGATGTTTTTAAAGAAAGTAACGCTGTTTTCTATTAACTTAACGCTATTGGCATTGGGGGCTAATTGAGGGCGTTTTCCGGGCAGTTGTAGCGTAGGTAGGTTCTCGTATGCCGCACCATTCATCTTGTCTCGTAGGGCGCTTGCAACCGTCTCAAAATCAAAAGTCTTGGGGCTAGCCTCAACCATAATCTTGACCTTGCGGGGAATCTCTTGCTTGTAATTGTTGGTATCAGGAACTCGTAATACACGGGCGGCATCGCCAGTAACCATTGCATCAATCTTAAGCCCCTCTTTTTTACAGAGTCTCTTTAGGTTCTCAGCAACAGGTTTCCAAACATCAATATCTACTTCTTCCGTAAAAGGCCAATACACATGCAAGCCACCACCACTAGAAACAATCCAAGGCGTACCTAGTTCTGCTAAAGCAGTTGTGGACAAGAATGTATCAAGGGCAGTTGCCGCGTCGCCTTTAGTTGCATAAGACTTACTATCGCCACAATCTATATCCAAGAACAAAGACTTAATCTTTAATGCATTTTCTGTCTTGCGTTCTTTTACGTCATTAAATGTAGCCAACGCATAAAACGTGTTGTAGCCCTTCTTATCAAATGCCATTGCGGCGTTATACAGTTCGTCAATCGAGCTAACGAATACATGTTCTTTTTTTGCTGTGCTTAACTCAACGGCGCAATATTTACCCGAAGACGGTAGCACAGTCGCTAGGAATTCCTGCGACTTCATGTGAGACCTTTCGAGTTAGTTGTTTACTTTTCTATCAAACCGTCTAATTAATTCAAGCTGAAATTCTTTAGGTAGCCCATCTTTATAAAATAACCGCTCAGCATACTTAACCAATTCTTTATCAGTAAGGGACGGGGGGTTTAAATATGTTACTGTTTCTTCATGCATGTTCGAAGTGCCTCTTCTGAAGTCTGACTTGATTGTAGTATGTTCAACAAAGACATTACGCTTGTACGATATGCGGGGGTTACATCTCTCCCACTAAACCAGTTATATACCGTCTGTCTTGTTGCGCCTGTGTAATTTGCAATCTGTATTACTGGAAAATCTAAATGAATCGCCCAGCGTCCTAGCTGATTGCCTAACGTTTTGGGTGCGGCTTTAGTTGTACTTTTAATTGTGTCTGAATAAGCCATATTGAATCCGTGTGGGGGCCGAAGCCCCCGTTATTTAAAAACAAGTAGTATTGCAGTTATTGTATGCATCACAACAAGTAGTGCAGACAGTAAACCTATCACCTGCTATTACCGTTTGCGTTGTGCATGCCGCATAAACCATCGAAGTTCCCAAGAGGAACCAAAGCCCAATAAATAGTTTATTCATCATCCCACTCCGAAACAGTAGAGGCTAAGCTACTAGCTTTCTTTTCAGGAACGGCTGATGTTTTAACTGCTGGCTTACGCTTTTCAGGTTCATCAACTTCTGCATCTGCTTCCACTTCAACCGAAGCAAGTTTAGCTTTAGCTGGCTTAGTGCCCTCTAGTTTTAACGGCTTATCATTTTTTGATGCCGTCATAGTAATGGCTCGCTTAGCATCGGTGGATGCGCCCTTCTCAACTGCAATAGCGTACTCTTCGTCTTCTAACCAACGTACTGGTTGGAAAAACAACTTGGGTACTGCCGCCTTAGTATCAAAACGCAACCGTGTTACCAAAGTCTCAGGATTGATGTTTTGTGCCGCAAGATAGCGAGCATAGGCTTGTAATGGGCGCTTATCGCCGTCTTCTTTACCAAACAATGAAGTTGCGGCTAAGTCGAGTTGCATTACATCACCACCAATATCATTAGCTAGTGTTACAGCAAGACGTTGCTTAAAGCGGCATGCTTTGCTTTCACCCTGACCTGAACCTTTTACGTTCTGTGGGCATGTAGCACAGCTAGCCGATTGTGGCTCTTCAATCGATGAGTCAGGAGTTTCACCATCAGCAGACCAACAATCGGGACCTTTTTGTGAACCCTCTTCGTATACACCAGCGTAGTATGTACGACTGATTTTTGGTGCGGCATTAACAATTACAACATCAAGATGACGGTCGTCAATAGACGTGATCTCTTTACTACCTACCATTAAACGGAATACACCGCCTTTAATAGAAATGCGCTTGCCGTCAAATCCAGTGCCTCCTCCCGAAAGGCTCTTAGCAAGTGATGATAATTCTGCTTTCTTAGCAAAAGCAGGGGTTTGTGCGGGATTAAATTTGGCTAGTTCGCCCATAATACTTCCTTCTTTATGTAGTTGGTTTTGTAACGGTTACGGTGTTTTCAGACAACGAAGACAAGCCCGCCGGAACCTTACCGGGATTTTCTTCTAAAAATAAAGCCATGTTTTTTTGCGCAATGCGCTGTTCAAATAGATCTAGTGCATCGTTTTCTAAAATAAAAGATTTAAATGAATCCCAATCGTTTGTGTAATACCTAGTTTTAGTAGAAAGGGAAATATTACCCCCCGTCGTTTTAACAGAACTAACACCAAGCTCACGCATTTGGTCTTTCATTGCCATTTTAATTTCAGCTTTTTGATCCTCTAGTCTATCTAATTGCTTTTGTATTTCTTGTGCTTTTAAGTATATTTTTCGATATACCTTTGCTAGTGTTTCTAGCGGTATAACTTCTTCGTTCATTATAATTCTCCTTGTAAAATATTATACATCTAAATCGACAGGTTTACAACCAACATAGGGTTTTCCTTAGTTGCCTATTTCTTCCCTATATAAGCTAAGCAATATGCCGTGCCCTTCAACACGTTTTTTCAATTGCTTAAACATCCGCTTTTCGATTTCACTACCTTGTAAGTGTATCACGGTTACGTTGGTTGAATTTTGCCCAATCCTATCCGCTCTAGCAATACACTGCAAGTATGTTTCGACAGACATTACAGGACCATAAAATAGCACTGTATCCGCCGCAGTTAGTGTTACACCATGCGATGCCGCCTGTGGTTGAATTACTAAAACCCTAGGCGCATCGGTGGTTTGAAAACGTTTGAATATGTCGGTGCGTTTGTTAACTCCTACGTCACCATGAATGACTTCCGCTTGCACATTTTGTTTTAAAAGAAATGTATGTATGGTTTCAATACTGTGCCTAAACGGTGCAAAGATTATAACCTTACGGCTTGTTTCTTCTAACACTTCTAGTAACACATTTAAACGTGGGGCACAATCAAATTCAACTACCTCATGTTCATCTGTGTATGCCGCACCAGCACTAATTTGAAGTAACTTACTAACACCAGCCGCCGCATTTACTGCGGTAATTGTTTCACCTGCGGCTTGCACTAGCATGCGCTCCTTTAGCATCCTGTAGTACTTAACTTGTTGTGGAGTTAAAGGAACTTCTCGTGTTTCGGTAAGTACAGGTGGTAGATCAGTACACTCTTCTTTTGTGTAACGTATTGCTGGTTGAAGAGCATCATATACTTCTTGTGCCGCACCTGATTTTGGAACCCACTTAAACTTAGTTAATTTGTTCATTACTTTGTCACGCCACGCAGTAGCAAATCTAGGTACACCAGATGGGTTAACAAGTTTAGCTAAACCATATGCATCAACTGGTGATTGTGAAGCAGGAGTTCCAGTCATCATCCACAACATTGTGTCGGGTTTAAGGATTTTGTTTAATGATTTCCAGCGCTTAGTAGAAGCATTCTTGTATGCGTTTGCCTCATCAACAATAACTAAATCAAAGCGCCCATCATTAATAACTTCATCGGCAATTAGATTTAAGCCATCATAATTAACAACTACAAATTCATAATCACCTTGTACCATTTCAATACGTCGTGCAGCTTGCACATGGTGTGCGGCAACAGCCGATCTGTGTATAACGCTTTTACTAATACTACTTATCCATGCATCGT